CACCGTCATTGGCGAAGCGAAAATAATCATACTCAGGGTCTATGCCCGGACGATAGCCTTCTGGGGGAAGGCCAGTAAACCCGTAATCAGCAGGAGGCGGCTCTTCGTATGGAGCAGGCTCTTCTGGTCCGGGTATTGGAGGTGGGGGCATCGAACCCATTGTTCCTGCAACTGTTGCAAGTCCGGGTTTGGCTAATTGGCTTAAACCAATTTCTCCCGTTTTTGTTGCCGTCCATTCTGGAGCAACATTACCAAAACCTGCTTTCATTGCGTCGAATTGCACACCCGCTGGTGCGTTTTGGAAAAGCGACCTTCCGGCAAGGTCTCTAGCTGCGGCTTGCGTTGCATCCTTCCCGCCCATAGCTATTAAATCTGTACCTGCCCGATTTGCCGCTTGAATTGATGCGTCAGTAAATCCTTCGGCTCCTAATTTGATGCCCGCATCGGCTGCTGCTGTAGTACCAAAATTCGCTGCCTGACCTCCCGTCATTTCTAAGGCACCAGAGCCGCCAAGAACATTCCCTAATTCCGCGCCTCCCCAAGCACCAAGCCCAGCCATTAATGATCTGCCTAAATCACCCTTGGTTGTTACCATGCTTGTGCCACCAGCAGCGAGACCAGCAGCCACTGGCCCCAAACCTGTCATTGTCGCGCCAATTCCTATTATTGTTGGAAGAATGTCCTTAAATTTGAACATTTCTGGCAAGCCAGTCTGGGGATTAATTGTCATCTGCGCCTGTTGAAGGCCGCCAAGACCAGCGTTACCCATTTGGTTAAGAGCATTAACTTCTTCAGGATTCATATGAACAAGCATGTTGTCGCCATTGCGCCCAGCCTGTTGAAGCATTGAAGCCTCTTCGACAAGACCACCCTTCTGCATAGCAACAGGGTTTTCTTCTTCTAACGGGAAACCACCCATTAATTGCATTGGCGGGGAAATAGATTCAGGAGTCGGCGGAGGCGCGTATCCGGGCACAGGCATATCGCTTAAAGGCATTTAACTCTCCTAACTTATAACAACCGTCACAGATCCAACCGAACCTGTTCCGTAATTCGTACCAGAAAAAACATCAGTTGACCGAACAATCTTTAATGTTCCGTTATCGTCAAAAACATCACCAACTCTTAAACCACCACCGTTGGTTGGCGGTTCTGTAAGGGCCATCGTAGACCCCCTTATATAACCGGGTTCAAGATTTTGCCGCATGTAAATTTCAAGGGCAGAAACAAGCTGGTTTAAATAATCTTGACTGTATTCACTTGGCGGCAGAGGAAGAACGGGATAAAGCTGTTTGTCCATTACCTGCCTCCATCTTGCCTTACCTCAATGCGGGGTCGTCCCAGTCTCCAGTGGACCCCCGAACCAGAAGACTCAATTCTAAAAGCCATAGCTCTGCCCCGTAATCTGACATAAGCCTGCTCAGTAAACTGCTCAACATCAACAATCTGTGAAGCAGTTACAGCACCAGATCCTGAAGTTCCGTAATTTTGGCCCGGAAAGTTTCTTGGTTTTAACGTCATTGTCACAGAAGGCTCTGAAACTTCAGAACCAGAAAAACTTACATCTGGAATAATTTTTCTAACAAACTGAAATTTATCGCCATTGCCCAGTTCAAAATCAGAGCTTTCCACATACGCAGTGATTGCGCTTGTGGGAGAAGTCGATCCATCATCAGCGCCCTTCTCATGATAATAAAGAAGATTATCAGAGTCATTTGCTGCTATTGGATATGATCTTGTTGTTCTATCCATCCAAGCCGTTCTGCTTAGAGAACCAAAATACCAAGCATTCTCTAATTGATTATACACTACATACTTATCTATTTCTGTTGCATCAGCAGAACAATAAAACCACATAACCTCATTAAACTGGGCGTTAGTAGAAGCATAGACTTTGTTTCTTTGAGTAACATTAAAATCATCAAAAATATAAGAAAGAACAGGACAGGGAATAGTTTGTGTCTGCCCTCCATACATATAAAAATTATTAGTGCCCATCCACATCGTGGTATTATTTAATGTCGCCATAGCCCGTGGAGACATAATTGTCGTGTTGCCTGTTATTACAGTTTGCCCAAAAATAAAAGGTGCCCCGACAAAACGCAAAGAATGCAAACTAGCATCTGTCCAGACCAAAATTTCCTGTCTGGTTTCATGGGCAGCTATAATCTCTGAGCCATTATTAATTCTTATGTCACCGGAAGTATTGATTGTCGTTGGAGTCCAGTCAGTAAGGCTTTCTTGATTCCCCCACCTGATAAGAAGTTTATCCTGCTTTGTTTCTCCCAAAGCGTTGCAACCAAAAGCAAGAACATGACGATCATTGTTGGAAACCATTACCTGTCGGGCAACCGTAGGACAATCTGAAGCTCCCGAAAGAGATGTAATATTTACACCCCTTGCGCTTAATCCTGTTGTTCTGTCCCAATAATAAATAGCACCATCTCTTGCATTATAAAGCAAATCTTCTCCAAAATTATCCTGAGACCACAATCTTAAAGTCTGCCCCGTTTCAACAACTGAAGCCGCAGATCCTCCCCATGCGACAAAATCATTAGCCTCTTTAACAGAATCTCCACTACTTGCAGCAGCAGCCGTTGTGCCGCGAACTCCACGAACAGCACTAGTTAGGCTGTCACCAGACTTGGCTGTATAGGTAATTAGTTCTGTACCTATTAAAACAAGACCGACAAAGGTGACCGAAGCACCTGAAGAATGAGAGGCTTTCGTTGTTCCGTCTGCCGCTCTTGTCAGATCACTAACAGTATTGCTGTCTGTGTCCCTGTTTCCATAAATAATTCTTTCGCTGCCTACAAGAAAACTTCCTTGATCAGGAAAGGAGGAAACATCAGCAAAATAGGCTGTAACATCTGTGGAGGCAAACGCCGCCGAAAGAGTGGTGGATACCGTTTCAAAACTGGAAGCACTTGTTAAAGGTATGGTTGTTGCAGAATTTGTTATGTCAGAAGATAAGGTTGTCTCCGCATAACCAACACTCAAACCACTCCACAAACCCGCACCCCAACCTACACCAGTGGTAGCTGTATCAAGACCCGTATTAATCTCATAACGAACTACAACAGAAGAACCGCCACCGCTTGTATTGCCAGAAGAAGCCGAACCAGCCGTAGTTACTTTATAAGAATTGGAGTCAATAAGTGTTGTAATTTGATGCGTTAAATTAATCTGGGCTGCTGTAACGCCGTCTGTTGTTGTCGCTCCACTTATAGTTACAAAATCATTAAGAACAGCACCGTGACCAATGTGAGTAATAGTAATTTCTCCACTACCCGCCGCTCCTGTTTTAATAGGATTAGCCGCCAAAGTTATTTCAGCAGTTCGATAGGGAGTTATATTATATAGAGCGTTTCCTGTTTCAATATAATATCTTTGGGACGTGCCAACCGCCATATAATCATTGCCGTCGAGAGACACCCAATTAAACAAAGCCCTACACTCACCGTCATATGCGGTTGTTGTAAGTTTTGTCCACCCACCAATTTTTTCAGGCATTCCATTACGGAATCTAATTTTATCACAATCAAACCAACTATTGTTGCCAGCATGTCGCGTAAGCTCTCTAACAACTCCAGCGTTAAATTGTAGATTTTGAAGAGGCATTAATATTACCTAACCAATAAATACTATCCAACGTATTCTTTGCCAGCAGCAATAGCATCGGTGTAAGAAGATTTGTCACGACTGTCCTCTTTAGCCCAATCCTTGCCTAACTGAAGCTCAAGATGATCTGTATTGCGGGTAATCATCTCTTTAACACCTTCAGCATCATTATACATCTTTAATGCGTCAGTATCATCTGCAACAGTTTCATTAATAAGATTTACACTGTCATCCATAGCGGAAAAGTGTGCAGCAATTTCTTCTGCCGTAAGTTCATCAGCCATTTAATTTCTCCTTAGTTTCATCAAATAAATTAGAGGTGTCGGGGTCTTTAAGACTATCAATTAACGCAGTCATAAAACTATCTAAAGCCACGTTGATCTGGTCTAACTGAAATTGTTGCGCCTGACGCTTGATTTGAAGATCCTGCACTTGAGCAATCCAGTATTTTTGTTGATCCGTGAGATCACTAGGATCGTATTCAGTGCCGCCAATATTGACGACATTTGTTTCGTTATCAGCCATTTAATTTTTTCTCCAATTCTTCGACTTTTGCCGATAATTGCTTAACCGCATTAACAAGATACCAAGTCATATTATCAGGATCTACAGTTAAGCATCCTGTTGTTTCTTGTCTCACAACATCAGGTAATACCGTTTGTATTTCTTGTGCTATAACTCCAAGCTGAGTTCCTTCTTTATTT